GAATTCCCTAGCATGGTAGGAGCCGACTTTTTTAGCTGGAAGTTTGGTGGGGACAATGTCAATGTGACTTGGACCCCCACTCGTTTCAGTAAACATGTTCATACTCTAAGGAGGACGAAGCTTGAAGATCTGCCGGGTACACTCATTGCGCATATGCGTAATTGGGCGCACTCCGAGAAAGAATTCGGCTGGTTTCACGACCAATACGTGAAGTTCAATTCCTTGGATAAAGGCTTGTTTCCCCTTGCTGATGTTGTGTCGCGGTTTGATATAACGAATTACCTCAGTGGACTGGAACGGACGGTTCCAGCTGCGGCTAGATTCACGTTCGTGGACAGTCTGCTTGATGGAATGGTAGCCTAAGGGCTGCCAAAATTACGATGATTTGTGGTGGACAAATCATCAGGTAGGTGCGGGTGGGTAAAAATATGGTGAAAACTAAAAAGAAACAGAATAAAAATAGAGTGATGGTTACTATTGCTCCAAAGAAAAATAAAAAGATTGAGAAGAAGGAGGTTACTCTATTGGGAGGACTCCTTCGAGGGTTAGGAGGCGTAGGAGGACGTATGGTCGGAAATATGGTTGGTTTTGGCGACACTGGGGCCGGTATTGGTACTGGTCTTGGTGCTTCGTTATCCCGCTGGTTGGGTTCTGGTGACTACCGAGTCAGCAGCAATTCTCTGATTTCCCGTTTTAAGGGTTCGGGTTCAATACCGAACATGCATAAGAATGGGCAGAGTATTACTGTTAGGCATAAGGAGTACATCACGGATATAATCGGTGGGACCGGCTCACCGTCTGCTTTTGCGGTGTTTAATACGTATGCGCTTAACCCTGGTCTCGAGACTTCGTTTCCTTGGCTGTCTGGAATCGCTAACCAATTTCAGGAATATACGTGGAAGGGAGTTGTCTTCGAGTACGTGAGTACTAGTGGACAATCTGTTGCTTCAACGAATACTGCTCTTGGTACGGTTATGATGGCTACTCAGTATAGGGCTACTGCCCCCCCATTTACGAATAAACAAGTCATGTTAAATGAGTTCTTTTCTTCGGATTCTAAACCTTCAGAAGACTTTTGTCATCCGATAGAGTGTAATCCTAGAGAGAACCCTTATAATGTGCAGTACGTACGTGGAGGAGCGGTCCCTGCTGGAGAGGATCAGAAGACCTACGATATTGGTGTATTGACTATTGCTACGGAGGGTTTACCTTCCTCTGCGATTGATTGCGGTGAATTGTGGGTGTCTTACGAGGTCGAGTTACGTAAACCTATCTCCAATTTCCAAGAGGAAACTTTTGGGAACTTTGCTCATTACGTGTCTAATGCTGGTATAACGAACTTAACTCCGTTTGGTACTGCTGGCAGTGCTGGTGCGTCTGAGGATAATATTGGTTTGACGAAAACATCTACTCTCATAACTTTCCCATTAGGTACCATTGGTAGGTATATGATTAATTATGCTTGTGCTGGTGTCACAGCGTTTAATCCCGCGGGTTTCTTCGGGAGTTTAACTAACTGTGCAGTAGTCATGAACGAGAATAATACACCTAGCCATTTTGTGGGTAGTACCTATACCGTTGGTACTGGAGCAGCTATGGCGTCCATAATCATTAACATACCAGATAACACTCTGGTTGCTAGTGTAGGAGGCCCAGCTACTACTTTGACTGGCGGTACGTGGGTTGATCTTTGGATCTCCCAGGTGGGTTTGTCTGGTGAATAGAAAATAAAATAAAACGAAAAGGGAGTGAAACGCTCTCAATTGCGGGTTCGTGAAGAAATGCAGGCATAAAGCTACCCGTTATAAAATACGCGATGAAAGGGGC